CGCAACCGAGTTACCTACAAACAGTCAAAAACTTATCCAGACATTTATGTAAGTGCTTGTGGTAAAATTCTAAATGTAAAACCTATTGGAAGAGTTGATAAAAGAGATGGATATGTTGTAGTTCGTGAAAAACGACTTCATCAACTTGTGGTAGAATGTTGGGGAGAACCAAGACCAAAAGGTAGAGATTGGTGTATAGACCATATTGACGAGAACAAAACCAACAACAAAGTCGAAAACTTAAGATGGTTGCCTCGTTCAGAAAACACAAGAAGGTCTCAAATTGGGAAATCAAATCCAAGAAAAGCAGTTGTTCAAATGGAGAGTGAAGTAAAGGAAGAAATTGTTAATCTTTCCAATCAGGGATTGTCGCAAAGACGGATTGCTGATATTATGGGAAAAAGTCAAAGAAGTATTTGGAATGTATTGAATGGAGTTTATTGATGAGTGACAATTTTTTGTGGGTGGAAAAATGGAGACCAAAAAAGGTAGAGGATTGTATCCTTCCAGAGGACACTAAAAAAACCTTTTTGGATTTTATTGAAAAGGGAGAAATTCCTAACCTTCTTCTTTCTGGTCCTCCTGGTATTGGAAAAACTACGATTGCGAAAGCACTATGCGAACAGTTAGGAGCAGATTATTATGTCATCAACGGATCCGACGAAGGGCGTTTCCTGGATACTGTCAGGAACCAAGCAAAGAACTTTGCTTCGACCGTATCACTTCAAGGAAATGGTAGGCACAAAGTCATTATTGTGGATGAGAGTGACAACACAACCTCAGATGTTCAACTCTTACTACGGGCGAATATTGAGGCATTTTATAACAACTGCAGATTCATCTTCACATGTAACTACAAGAACAAAATCATTGAACCCCTTCATTCCCGATGTGCAGTCATCGACTTCACAATCAAGGGAAAGCAAAAAGTCCAACTTGCAGGAAGTTTCTTTCGAAGACTTCAACAAATCTTGGATCAGGAAAAAATTGAATATGATGAAAAAGTTGTTGTTGAACTAGTAACAAAGCATTTTCCAGATTTCCGTAGAGTTCTTAATGAAATTCAGAGGTATTCTACAGGTGGTAAAATTGACTCGGGTATTCTTGCTTCTTTCTCTGATGTATCTGTAAATGAACTTGTTAAATCTCTCAAGGATAAAAACTTTCCTGAAGTCCGAAAGTGGGTGGTCTCCAACTTGGATAACGATGCTTCTCACCTTCTTCGCAGGGTTTATGACGCTCTTTATGATTGCCTACTTCCCCAATCTATCCCTGCTGCCGTTCTTGTTATTGCTAAGTATCAATACCAAATTTGTTTCGTGGCTGACCAAGAAATTAATCTCTTAGCAGCATTAACTGAAATTATGTGTGAGTGTGAATTCAAATGAATGTAAAACTAATTCGTATGTGGTCTGGTGAAGATGTTATTGTAGACCAAGTTGGAGATTTGACGGATACTATTGTCATTCGTAATCCAATTGTTGCTATTCCTACTGGAAGTGGGCAGGTTGGATTTGCTCCTTGGTCTCCTCTTCTAAAAGATAAAAATATTGATTTGGAAGTTTCTAAAAAATATGTTGTTTATATTTCTGAAGCACAGGAACAGATTGTTGAACAATATGAACAAATGTTTTCTGTAATTAAAACTCCAGGTAAAAAGTTGATTGTTTGATTATGGTGAATTTGAATGCCTAGTACACAAAAGTCTCTTAAAACTTGTTTAAGATATCCGGGAGGAAAATCCCGTGCTTGTGAGAAGATGGGACCTTACTTTCCAGACCTCCGCAACTATGATGAGTTTCGAGAACCCTTTCTTGGTGGCGGAAGTGTTGCGATTTATATCACTAAAAAATATCCGAACCTAGATATTTGGGTAAATGATTTATATGAACCTCTTGTAAACTTCTGGAAACAACTCCAGATGTTTGGAAATGATTTAAAAAATGAACTGGTAGATTGTAAACTTGCTTACAATACTCCAGATCTGGCAAAAGAATTGTTTCTAAAGTCAAAGGAGCATATCAATGACCAAAGTTTGCCTAGCATTGATCGTGCTGTGGCTTTCTATGTTGTCAATAAATGTAGTTTTAGTGGTCTTACAGAGAGTTCATCATTTTCACCACAAGCATCAAACTCCAATTTCAGTTTGCGGGGCATCGAAAAACTGCCTGCGTATTCTGCGTTGATTGCCAATTGGAATATAACTAATCACTCTTACGAGTATCTAATGGATGGGAATAAAGGTGCTTTTATGTATCTAGATCCTCCTTATGATATTAAGGATAATCTTTATGGGCGTAAGGGATCGATGCATAAAGGATTTGATCATGATAAGTTTGCCTCTGATTGTAATTCCAACAATATGGATATGTTGGTAAGTTATAATACGGATCAACTTGTAAAAAAACGCTTTTTGGATGGAAAGTGGAACGCTGTTGAGTTTGATTTGACTTATACAATGCGTTCAGTTGGTGAATATATGCGAGAACAAAAACAACGTAAAGAACTATTACTTTTTAATTATGGAATTGGCGGATTGGTTAAACTCAATAAATCAGACGAAGAAAAACTTGATTGAAGAGGATCCTTCACTTACAAAAGAATATCCTCCATACATCATTAATAAATGTTTGTCGGGACAAGTTGATACTATACTTTTTGCAAACGAGATGAATTTAAATCATCATCTTGATAAAGATATGCAATATTCATTTTATCTAAATACTCTTAGGAAAAAGAAGAGATTTTCTCCCTGGATCCGTAAGGATAAAGTTAAAGACTTAGAATGTATAAAACAATACTATGGTTATAGTAATGAAAAAGCATCTCAAGCACTGAAAATCCTGACAAAAGAACAACTTAATTTCATAAAAAAACGACTTGATATTGGAGGGACAAAATGACTATTACGGTAGAACCAACCGTTGAATGGTCTCAAGACCAAATGGTAGAAATAATTCTTAACGAACCTGATGACTTTTTGAAAGTTCGTGAAACTTTGACTCGTATTGGAGTTGCTTCTCGTAAAGAGAAAAAACTATATCAATCTTGCCATATTCTGCATAAACAGGGTAGGTATTATATTGTTCATTTTAAAGAACTTTTTGCTCTTGACGGAAAACACGCAAATTTAACCGTAAATGACGTTCAACGTCGTAATAGGATTATTCGATTGCTTTTTGATTGGGGTTTGATTACTGTTATTAGTCCCGATAAAGTTTCTGATATTGCACCACTCAATCAAATTAAAGTTCTTTCTTACAAAGATAAAGGTGATTGGATTTTGGAACAAAAATACAATATTGGTAAAAAAGGTAAGGTAGTGGAAACTGAATAAAAAGATGACGGGGTTTCCACCCGTCTTTTTTTATGGTAGAATAAGACTAAACTGTATTAGTAAAATGTTAAAGCATCCTGCTGTAATGGGATCTCATATTTTATATGCTTGTAAAAAGTTTCTTCCATTTGAAGGATGTAGAGTTTTGGATCCCTTTGCTGGTCTGGGAACAACTGCAAAATTACTTCCGGAGTATGATGTGGTGGGTGTGGAGATTGAAAATGAATGGGCAAATCAATATGAAAAAACAATCTGTGGAGATTCCTTAGTTGTTGTTCCTACTCTTGGGAAATTTGATGCTATTTTGACAAGTCCAACTTATGGGAATAGAATGGCGGATGATTTTGAGGCATCTGATAAATCCAAACGGATAACTTATCGACATAAGTTGGGAAGAAAGTTATCGGAAGGAACAACATCTAACTTACATTATGGTAAAAAGAATAAAAAATATGAAGACCTTCATACCAAAATTTGGAAGGTTTGTGTTGATGCTTTGAAAGTGGATGGTGTGTTTATTCTGAATTGTAAAGATTTCATTTCTTCTGGGACAGTTATGGAAGTGACCCAATGGCACATTGATGTTCTTGAATCATATGGTCTGTCTGTGCTAGAATCTATCCGTGTTCCATCAAGGGGAATGCGATTTGGATCTAACTCTCAACAAAGAATTGATTATGAAAACGTTGTCTGCCTCAAAAAACTTTCAGTCTGAAAGCACCGCCTCTGGTGATGAGTACGAGCGTATTGTCAAAGAGGATTTAATCAGTAAAGGATATACTATTCTTAAAACAAATGTAAAAATTCCTGGTATTGGAATTAATGTTGATTACATTGCCGAAAAAGATGGTGTTATTGAATATGGTGAAGACAAGGGTGGTAGGTCTGGTAATAAAAAACGTCCAGGTGCTCAACGTACTGATAATGTAAAAAAAGCAATTGCTAACGGAGCATTATTGAAAGCAGAGTATCCTGATAGAAAATATGTTATATATTTTTCCGCACAACCAAAAGAGGGAAATTCTTCCGATGAAATGATTAAAACTGCTATTAAAGCTGGATATGTTGATGAAGTGAGATATTTAGGATATTGAAAACCGAATAAAAAAGTAGAGGATTCCGCATCCTCTTTTTTATGCTTTCTTATATAATTATATATGGATGCCGAAAGGATCCACAAAACACAAACTCGCTGCAAAGGAGCTACTATAATGACTAACCTCGCAAGGTATACTGCTGCAGATCTTTCTTCCTTAATGGATAAGATTACTCGCAATAGTATTGGAATGGATGAATATTTTGATCGTCTTTTTAATCTTCACGAAACCACTACAAATTATCCGCCGTATAACCTTATTCAAATAAATAATGTTGAATCCCATCTGGAACTTGCACTTGCAGGATTCAAAAAAGGAGAAGTAAATGTATACACAGAGTATGGAAAACTTTTTGTCGAAGGGCAAAAAGCAGATACCGAATCGGATAGGACGTTTATCCACAAGGGAGTGGCTAGCAGAAGTTTTAAACGAGCGTGGACTTTATCCGACGACAC